GTTGAGATTATACGGTAGCGGTACGCCATAGTCAACACCTGGGAGGGCTCCGCGTCGCTCTAGGTGGGTACTTAGCAGGGCAAAGGCGGATACTAGGTCATCGGATTCGGATTTGGGGAATTCGATTAGGCGGCGGCGCAGAAGTTCGGAGCCGGGGAATTTCTTGGGGAAGAGAATATATCCCTTGCGCATTCCAGTTTGCAGCCCCATTAGCCGATAAGCAAGTGATGAAGTTCCTATCTTTTGCCCCCGTATTCTCGCTCCTTTTATTTTGCCTCTTTCTTCTAACCACGGACCGAAGAGAGATTGGCTCGCTACTTGTTCAATCCATATACTCTTTAGGGCCTTACGTTCGGCGGCAAGCTCTTCAATATGTTGCGCGGCTAGGTCTGCGCCGCCTGCTATTTCGTGGGCGTAGATTGGTATGAAGATGTTGCGGTCGTCGGGGAATCCCTTGAGGCCGAGTGCCCGTGCTGTTAGTGCCTTGAAGATGATGATGGCGTTGAGGTCGCCGGTGACCCCACTGATTCGGGCAACGGGATCGTAGAGTAGAATCTCGGGACCGTCGGGCAGGTCGGCGGGAGTGTCGTAGGTATGGGTGGCGGCCTCGACAAGTCCGGGCTCGAAGATGGCTTCCTCGGCGGGGACGGGGTTGCAGAGGTACTGGGCGGCGAAGAATTGCTTTGACAGCGCGGCGGCCTTTTCTATTATCTCGTCGCCCGTTAGGAATGAAGGACACAGAGGCCACCCCCCTTCAGGGCCGGGTCCGGCGCCGTCCTTCTCGCCGGTGTCGGGGTTGGCGCCGTCCCAGACGGAGTAGCGGAACTGAGACCAGTCGGGCCGGTCGGTGAGATAGTTGGTGACGTCGGAGAAAGCCCACGGGGTTCCGATGTGGCGGATGGGGCTGTCGGGCGCGTACATCAGCGGCTCGAGAGTTTCAATGAACTCGATTACTTTTTGTCGGCGCGAGTAGGTCCGGCTGTTCTGCTCGTTGGCCGGGTCGTCGATGACGGCGCGGGTCGGGTGGTTTCCCGCCAGGTTGGACTCGACCGAGGCGGCGAAGACGGAGGGCTCACGGCCGGTGCCGGCGCGGCCCGAGATGTTCAGCTTGTCCGTAGGGCCGGACTTGCGGCGGTCGCCGGTGGGCGCGATCCACGGGAAGACTTCGCGGACGGGGAGGAAGACCCCGGGGGCAAGTTCGATGTCGCCGTTCAGGCGGTCGCGGACTTCGCCGACCAGTTTCTTGGCGAGGTCAAGGGTGGCGGAGGCCAGGAGGTTGCGGCTCTCGGGATGTCGGAGGAGGTGCCAACATGTGTCGATGACCGTGAGGCAGGTACTCTTGGCGTGGCCGCGAGGGACGATGGTGCTGGTGCGCGGTTGCGAATAGGCGTGGCGCATCATGTCATCGTGGAAGGGGCCGAACTGCTTGCGGCCGGCGACCCCCTTATAGCCGAGGGCACGGCCAAATTCGAGTGGATCTAGCCACATTGCCTCTATGTTCTTACGTATGTCTTCGCTTTGCATGGGGTATTATAGCACAAAGGGGGTCTTTTTTAGCGCGGTGGCTTGGGGCGGGGGGCGACCGACCCCCCGAGAGGGGGTAGGGGGCAGATGCGCACTTTTTACGGTGCGCACGGGCGGATTATTTGCTAGTTATCGTGCCCACTTGAGTTGTTCCCAAGCGTCTGATTTTATACAGTGAATTTGTGGCGTCTCAAGGTAACTAGCTATTTTCTTCTTGGCACTTGCGTATTGGGTTCTTTGAGTTGAGTTTAACTTATCGCCCATGAGTTTACGCTCAAGAGCAAATTGTTCTTTAATGCTACACCGTAGTGCGACATCTTTTATAACTTGTAGTTGTAGTGCATCGTTGTTAGCAACATCTTCTATCGTTGCGTCTGCAACCTCGCCGTTGAAATGTCGGCGTTTAATGTAAGGCTTACACTGATACTTTACTATTTGGTACAGGCTCTTTACAGCGTGCACTACGTTGTTGTATCTCGTAGCGTCTTGCTGTAGGAAAATTTCTATAGCGTCTTGTACTACGTCTCTTTCGTCAACATCTCGTAAGCTGTAGCCTAGTAGTTGGGCTTTAGCATGTCGTTGTAATTTAGAGTCGTAGCGTAGTGCTATTTCATTTAGTAGGAACTGTTTCATTATCTTATCTTTATGGGTTGTGCCGAAAGTGGCAGAACTCATCTTACAGTATCAATAGGTTAAAACAGCAATTTGTCTATAATATTTTCGAGATTTATTTTGGGGTCGTTGTAAGTCCTTTGTTTTCAATGAGTTACAAAGTATTTATTTTTTTCTTGAGAAAATTATAGACAAATTGGCGTTTGAGACTATTGATAATGAGTCCGAGACAAAGACGTGCTATTTCGGCACGCTCTAAACAACTCTAATACTATGGTTCAGGATATTCTAGAACAAATTAAAGTTCGCAACTGTAAAGTTGTGGCACACTCGGACAAGCCAATAAAGCTGACTGTTAAGCAGGTGGCTGTAATAATTGACCTAAACGCAAGCGGAACGCTTAGCAAGAAGGAAGGTTCTACAACACTGATACATGCAGGTGCATACGGTAAACTTCCTGACGGTACGCGTATTACGATGAACGTAATGAGCGACTCCGCAAAGAAGGAGAAACTGAATGTTGATGAGCAGGCTATGCTCGCGGAGTTCCGCGCACAGCAAGCTAAGCTCGTTAAGGCTAAGTAATCTGACTGGTGCGCCCCTACGGGGGCGTGCCTTTTACCCTTACGTGGGGTAATCGGTGGGTTAAGCGGACTGACTGTTGAGCGATACGTGGATTTAGTACCACAATAATGTGTCGATGCGATGATGTACGCTTCCCACAAACCCAATCTGATTGTCTGACTGTCTGACAATCCTCGATGGCAACACACGTCTGTAGTGGGCGTATGTATGAAGCTAGTAGGAGAAGTCCATGCCATGTGAACTGTGTGGTATGGGGGAGATAAAAACGAAGATGCTCGAGTGGTCAAGGAGGCTGTTGAGTATGTCGCGGATTCTGTAATGAATGTAAAGTCCTCCTGCATTAGCTGTGCAGGGGGCAACCCCCACCTGACTGTGTAGTAGTAAAAGACAGGAATAATAACCGCCTGCTGTGAGTGTCATGCTCCCGTGTTACCGGTGCTCTACTACATGGTCTTTCCTCCTGTATATATATTATTATTATTATTAACTGACTGACTGTCTGACTGTCTGACCGTCACCGCTCCCGCGATCCCCGCGTGGGCAATTCCGTAACCCGATAAGAGGTATAAGCATGAGTGCAAAGCACTTCATAGCATTAGCATCAGTTCTGAGGTATCTTAAGGATAGCTTAGGCGCACCAGTTTACAAGGAACTATGTCAAGCCGTCGCCAATTACTGTGCGTCAGAGAACGACAAGTTCAAGCGCGACCTGTTCATGGCAGACTGCGGACTCACTGTTCACGGCATACCGAGGCTCAAGTAATGGTGAACATAGGTAATAACAAGAACGATGGGCGTACGCTACTGTCCGACTCGGCTAACATCTGTGCCGTAGATTGGTGGAGTAGGTATGACATCGAGAACCACGTCGGTCGCCGGATTTCGGACGACGAGTGGGAGAAGATAAGCAACCTCCTCGAGGATAATATGAAGGCGGACATGGAACTGCTCGACTTCTGCATAACACAATCGGGGGTCAAGTAATGGCACGTCCGATTAACGTGATAGCGTTGGACGTAGAGTTCAACTGGAAGAACATCAGCCCCCATGCTCGACCGTATCTAGATGCGATGCTCGAGATGAACAAGATAGAAGAGCCGTACTACTACGAGCCCGACTGCAAGATGACACTGCTGTACTTCCTAAGCAATGCACAGGGTTGGCGGGGCGAGGATGCCCGTCGCATCAAGAAGGAACTCAATGCCATGTGCAAGGGGCACGATACTTATGGTAAGAACTAAGTACACCTGCGCTCACTGTAACTATGTGAGATACCATGGGGCTGAGTCAATTAGAATCGACTTGGCTGCCATGTTACAGGGCGACATAGTCTCTGAGATTTGGTGTGACGGTTGCCTAGTAGACTACGGCAAGCGACCCATCAAGATTAAGGGCAAGCGACACCCCGTGTTAACTATACAACGACAGGGGTGGAAGTAATGCCGTATCACTGCAAAGAATGCGACAGCGAAGAGGTTCAGGTTCAGGATTGGGTCAACCCGAATACGGGAAGAGCCGACGTGAGCTTCGACACTAGTACAACAGACACGTGGTGCAAGATGTGCTGCGAGTCTGACTTGGGCATCGTCTACAAGGATGACCCGCTCAACTTCTCCCCCGAAGAGAGGGAACAAGAACAATGATTGATAGACAACTACTACGTATACTGCGTGACTCTATTGACAAGGCTATTGCAGACCTTGGCGAAGAGCACGGAGTTATCCTGGAGACGGGCAACGCCACGTTCTCCGACAACAATTTTACCCTTAAGATTGAGGGCTCACAGATGGTAGGCGGCAACGTTATGACCAAGGAAGCGGTAGCGTACCGAACCTATAGAATGCATGAGCAGACAGGGCTCGAGCTGTTCGAAGAGTTCCCCTATAACCGCATGAGGTTCAAGGTTACAGGCTACAAGACTAGGGCAAAGAAGCGACCTATCGTGTGCCATAACCTAGATACAGGGGCGGACCACGTGTTTCCTACTAGCCTCGTCAAGAGGTTGGTCGGGATGGGGGACGCAGTAGAGTGATGCTCTCGATCGCGGCGGTAATCCTGTTCGCCTTCGGCTGCTACCACAACAACGTGCCGCTCATGCTGGCGTCGATGTTGGTGCTGATACTGCGAGCTAACGACGGCGACGAATAGAAAGGTTTCGACCTATTCGATTTGTCTAAGCCCTTGATTTTGCAACGACTTCGGTTGATTGCAGAGTTTTTTCGTTTCTTTTGTGGGGATTTTTTCTCCGGGATGAGTTGCAATTTCTGCGGAAGAAACGATTTTTAATTGAAATGACGTAAGCCTTTGATTCGACGGGGTTTGCGACGATTGAATACGTCGAAAGGTTGTTATTAGAAACATGGCAAAAAGAACAGAACGATTAGAGATTCGTCTGACCCCTCAAGAGAAGGCTGACCTGCGGGAGCAAGCCGACACTGAGAGCATGACGATTACTGAACTGGTGGTACGACAGTGCCTCCAACATCCCGAGCCCCTCCCAGAGTGTGACTACTGCGGACGGCCTGCAGCTGCAACATGGGAAGGGTGCTCTAACTGCACCAATATTGAGGAGGACGGAGCATGATACTACGCTACGTAAGTGTGAAGCTGACCCAACAGGTTGGCATGGGGGTGCATTCGTATAGCCGGATACGCATATCGGATGGGCAAGATGTTGAGGCCGAGCGGGACGATGACTACTGCTGGACCATGACGCTTGACGATTTCAACAAGCACGATTGGGATGAGCCCCTCTTCGACGACGACGGGACAGACGTGGTTGCTACTCTGCTATACGAGATGCCACCCAAGGTGCAGGCACACTACGAGGAATGCTGCGAAGGCAACCTCGAGTATGAGGACGGCGACTACTGCGACGAGTTCGAGACACATGCCTGCCCCAACTGCGAGATGAGGTGGAACATACCCTGCGAACTAGTCCGAGACTACGACAACATCATGCCGGAGGACAACCAGTATGAACACCCGGAAGGAAGCAAGAGGGGCATCACGCCCTTGGCTTTCCTTAAACTCTACAAGCAAAAGGAATTATTCTAATGCAATACAAAAAGACACCCGATGCCCTTAAGCCCGAGCACCTTACGTTCCTAGATGACCTCCGAGAGAGTGGCATCACGAACATGTTCGGCGCCGCCCGCCCCCTTCTAGAGCAGTTCGACGGCTTGATGCCGGGCGAAGCCTGCGATATACTCCAACACTGGATGGATACCTTCTCCGAAAGACAAAGAGATAAAGCTAATGAGAGCAAGCCCGAAGCTGAGTAAGACAGGCAAGATGCCCTGCAAATCGTGGTCACTCCCCGCATGGGACACATGTCCTGGAGCTAAGGAGGACGATGGTACTGCCGTCGCAGCATGCTCACATTGCTATGCTCGACAAGGTATGTACAGGTTCGGTGTCGTGAAGGCGGCACGAGAACACAACATGACGGACTGGCAACTCCCCGATTGGGAGGATGCCATGGTCAAGGCGATAGGTAATGATAAGTATTTCAGGTGGTTCGACAGCGGTGATGTCTACTGCGCTGAGCTTGCCTACAAAATTGAGCGTGTGATTATACGCACCTTCAACACTAAGCATTGGCTACCCACCCGATCGCATAAGGACAAGGACATCAACAAAGCACTGCTACATATAGCACGCATACCGAATGCCGTTGTCCGTATCTCATCTGACTCAGTACATGGTGGGGTGTTACCTACCCGTAATAACTCCACGATTGTGCAGAGCCTCGACGACTTCGACAAAGATAAGCACGGCATACTCTGCCGAGCATTCCAACGAGCAGGTAAGTGTGGCAACTGCCGTGCCTGTTGGAGTAAGAAAGTAACCACTGTTTCCTATGCACTGCATGGGCAACGCATCAAAGAACCCAAGCTACAGGAGGTGTAGTATGACCGCGAAAATAATTTACAGAACAGACCACCAATCACACTGCTACCCTAGCGACCCCGAGCAATTCGACGACCTAACGATACAACTATGGGATGACGGCGACGTTACCATAGAGAACGAGGAGGCTGACATCATCATCAATATAAACGACCTAGCAGATATAACTAGGGAACTTATCGACCGCTTAATGGTACACAATCACGAAGCGATAGCCACTATCCGCAAGCAGTTGGAGTTACATAATGGTGAATAAGAGCGAGCGACTAAAGCAAATCGAGTTGCTTGTCCACCGTGTCATGGTTTCAATAGCCGACTTGCCTGCCGATAAGCACGCCTACGCCATGCAATTGATAACTGTTATGGTATCGGACGCACTCGAAGGTAGCATTGATGTGGAGTCGGCGTTAAAATCCGAAGCCTGCACGACCAAATTCAGACAGGCGGTACTAGATTATGACAGCAATTAAACTGAGTGAGCAGGGGTACTGGGTATTCCCACTGCGTAACAAATTGAAATACCCTACCAAGTTTCGGGGGTTGCCTTGGACAGACTTCATCAAGGAGAAAGACCAAGAGCTCATGCACGCACTGCTGATTAGTGATGGTCAAGCAACAGGTGCAGGGCTGTGCCCTCGACATACAGATAAGGTTAAGCTACTGATACTAGACCTTGACTGCTACGGCTACGACCTCGAGATGGTGTGGTCTATCATGTGTCCGGGTGTACCCCTACCCTCCGATGTACCTGTTGTTCAATCGGTATCGGGAGGGTGGCACGTGTACTTCAAACTACCCGATAGCGTGGATGCCGAGAAGCTACCCGCTACCTTCGACTTCGGCAACGAGGTCAGCGGAGAGATACGTGTCAGCGGCAAGAGGCTAAGCCTAATCGTGTTGCCCGATACGTCGGCGGTCAGTAAGACAGGCACGACAGGTAAGTACCGGTTGATCCAGGGGACACTGGGTAACCTAGATGCCTTGCCTCTGCCCCCCGACATACTGATGAACAGGATGGTGGCACGCAAAGACCAAGGCAAGACAGAGACTAAAGAACCTACAGAGATACTACATCTGCTAGAGTTACTTGAAGACTTGGAGCAAGTGAGTGAGGGCGGACGCAACTCATTCGTTGCTAAGCTAGGGCAAGTGGTGGGACGTGTACACCCTGCACCTCAGATGACTAGCCAACTGTACGACAGGCTGAAGAACGAGATGCTCCCCAAGTTAGGAGATTTTACGGAGAAAGAATTCAAGCGCACGCTAATGTCGGGGTTCAAGACAGGCACTAAGAATGCTGAGTCGTATAAGCCGCACGAGAAACACCCATCCATTACGGACATCAAGGCTGAGTGCGAGTCGGTGTTC